TACTGTAGAATTTTTGCATATAAGTAATGGTGCTGCTTCTACAGATAATATTTCAATTCAGTGGTATCATAAAGAAAATAATACGTATTACACCATCGTAAATAATAAATCTATAGCTGGTAATGGTACACACGATGTAATTGGAGCAAACCGCCTACATCTTCATGCTGGTGACAAGATTGTTGTTTTTAACGGCGGTGGCAGTCTAGGTGTTACTATTTCATGCAAAGAATATTATAATCCGGCACGTGGAAATTAGGAGTTAAAGGAGATATGCCCCTAACAACAAAAGGTTCCAAAATTAAATCTGATATGACAAAAAAATATGGGGAGAAGAAGGGTGAACAAATCTTCTACGCATCAGCCAACAAAGGAACAATTACAGACGTGGAGAAAAAGCAAAAACTTGCGAAAGGTGGGGCAGCTAGAAAAACTAGCAAACCGGCGCAGTCTAAAGCGAAGAGCAAAAGTAGAGTTAATGAAGCTGGCAACTACACTAAGCCAGCACTGAGAAAAAGATTATTTGAAAAGATTAAAGCTGGCAGTAAGGGTGGTAAGCCCGGACAGTGGTCAGCACGTAAAGCACAGATGCTGGCACGTGAATACAAAGCCGCTGGTGGTGGATATAAGTGATTGAGTTTGTACTCACAGTATATCTGGGGGCTACACTAATTGACCAGACACAAAAATTTAAAGATATAGATAGATGCATATACTTTGCTGAAAGATTGTCCCGACAACGATCTGTTCCAGTGGAGGATGGTAAACGATTAAAGATAACTGCAGTATGTAAGCCTCAACCCAAGTAGGAACCAACCAACATGATTGCCGAAACACTTGCAGGCATAGCACTTGTAAAAAGTGCCGTAGACGGAATTAAATCTACCATAAACACTGCTAAAGACATTAGTTCTATAGCTAGTGATATTGACGCATTGCTGCAGGGTCAAAGTCAAGTACAAGCAGAAAGCAATAAAAAAGCAGGTGTTAGACTAGCTGACCAGTTTGGTGTACAGTCTGTTGCTAAAGAAATGATTGATGCTAAACTTGCAGCAGAGCAAGTAGCTGAAGTTCGCAGATTAGTAGACCACAGGTTTGGTTCAGGTACGTGGCAGGCTATTTTAGATGAAAGAGCCAAACGTATCAGGGAAGCAAAAGAAGCAGCAGCAGCAGCTAGACGTGAAGCAATAAAAAAACACAACGAAATGATGGAAACAGTAAAGATTGTACTTGTTGTTGGCGTAGTTTCTGCTATTGCACTTGGATTTTTTATTTTTGTAATAGCTGCTTCTGCTATGGCTTATGCATTAATTACTTGACATTTGAATTAGAAACTGGTATAACTTAACCATGACACTTAAAAAACCACAAGCAAGTCTTAAACGCTGGACAGCAGAAGAATGGGGTACTAAAAGTGGAAAGCCATCTACTCAGGGGCCAAAAGCAACGGGCGAAAGATATCTTCCAAAAAAGGCTAGACAAGCGTTATCGCCGCAGGAGTATGCGGCTACAACCCGTGCTAAAAGAGAAGGAACTCGTGCTGGTCAGCAGTTCGTCAGCCAGCCTAAAAAGATACAAAAGAAAACCGCTAAGTTCAGAAGAGGTAGAGCATAATGTGGACAGCACTGATAGGTCCAATAGCTAATATAGCTGGGAGTTGGATGAATGGAAAACTCGAAGAAACGAAAGCTACATCGTCAGTTAAAGTCGCAAAGGCGAAAGCTGAAGCAGCTATCATGGAAAAGAAGGCCACTGGCGAGATTGACTGGGATATTGAAATGGCTCGCAGTTCGGCTTCGTCTTGGAAAGACGAGTGGCTTACCATACTTTTCAGTATTCCGCTAATCCTAGCATTTGTACCGGGTATGGAAGATGTAGTAGCAAATGGATTCGCAAGACTCAACGAAATGCCTGAATGGTATCAATACTCACTTGGAGTTATCGTTGCGGCTTCTTTTGGAGTTCGTTCAGCGACTAAATTCTTTGGAAAGAAATAATGGCTGCAGAGAAGATACTTGAATGGAAACTGTTGCCAAGATTTATGATGCTCGTAATGACGCTTATGAGTTGGCGTGTAGTCGAGTGGTTCATGTCCTTGTCCGATCCCAGTGCAGCACAGGCTGGTTTAGTATCTGTGGTAACTGGCGCAATGACAGGGGCTTTCGCTGTGTGGATGAACCACGAAGGTAAACACCCCGGACAGTCTAACCATCGTATTTCAGAATCACGTAGTAGCAAATGATATGGTCCCTTTTACTAACGGCATGTTTACAGACTACCTGTGCAGAACAGAGCATACAGTGGTTTGAAGAAAAACAACAGTGTATCGAATTTAAAATACTTCACGAAGAACTGCCGCAAGACGGGCATTGGAATACAGTTAAATACGAATGTGTTTTAGTTAACGGGGCGCAAACTTAAATGTCTATGTTTAAGATGGAAAATACTGAAGGTTATCCTAAAGTAAAAACATACACAGAGTCAGAAATTATGTCTGCTGTTAAAGCATACGTTAGTACGTGGCCTTTAGAAAAGGTTATGGAGCATGTTACTGCCAGCGCATATGAAGAGTTTATGGACAGAAGTAAACCTAGAGTGCGTATAGACACTTTAATTGCAAATTTTAGAAAAAACAAATGAAGTATCGTAGAGAAAACTTTATTGAAAAGCTAATAGCCCATGAAGGCTTGAAGCTACAAGTATATCAGGATACTCTTGGTATTGACACCATTGGTATCGGACGGAACCTAGAAGACCGTGGCATTACACAGGAAGAACTAGACGACCTAGATATTCCTACCATAGACCACGTATATGAATATGGTATTACAGAAGCTGATGCGGTCTATCTAGCAACGAATGACGTACAGATTGTCGAAGAAGAACTGGTACGTGCGCACCCTTGCGTAGACAGATTAGACAGTGTACGTCAACTTATCTTAATGGATATGGCATTTAACATGGGTGTACCCCGTTTGTGCAAGTTTATTAAAATGTGGAACGCTATCCACGAAGAACAATTTGATGTTGCAGCAAAAGAAATGCTTGACAGCAGGTGGGCAAATCAGGTAAAATCAAGAAGTACAAAATTAGCAAACGCAATGCATAATGGTGAGTTTTAATGGCATATATAGAAACTAAGAAGGGTTCAAAGCGAGGCTCCAAGACAGTTTACACTGGTAGTAACCCTAGCCAATCTTTATTTGAAAAAACAGGCTATAAAAAAACAAAACAGTCAGAAGGTTTTTTTGACATGCTCGTTAAAGAAGGTGCAAAACTTTACAGAAAGATTACAGACTAATGGAAAAATTTAAACTTTGTAAAAATTGCCCTACACCTGCAAACTGCAAAGCGGTTAATAAGTGTCAGAACAAAGGTAAATAACATATGGCTAGACAATTAACAGAACGGCAACAGAAGTTTCTGGATGTCTTGTTTGATGAAGCTGGTGGTGAAATGGTTGCTGCCAAGAAACTGGCAGGCTATGCTGACACTTCTAGCACTAACGAAATTGTTAAAGGTATTAAAGAAGAGATACTTGAGGCCACTCAAATGTACATGGCACGTAATGCGCCGAAGGCGGCGATGGCGATGACAGGTGCTTTGTACGACCCAACTGAACTGGGTATTCGTGATAAGATGTCTGCAGCTAAAGAACTGCTTGACCGTGTAGGTCTAGTGAAGACAGAGAAGATGCAGGTAGAAGCAAGTGGCGGTGTTATGCTTATGCCGCCTAAAGCTGTTATTGTAGAGGATGATGACTGATGACACCGCAAGAGATTCAGGCGTTACAACAAGAAGCAATGGACGCTTGGAAAAGTGGAGATAGACTTTCTAATAATTTAACTATGCATCGTAGTAGATATGTTGCAAGAAAACGTGCAGAATTAGAAGCTGCAGAGAATAAAAATAAAGGAAGTCAAGATTTCCGTAAAGGTGGTATGGTTCTTTCAACAGTTGATAATCGTAAAGTAAAATGACACGTAGCATAGGCAAATGGAAACTTCCACAGCCGACAGACATTAAAGAAGAAAACGAATGGGTGCCTATCCCACGTATTGCACGTACAGTACCCTTCGGATATAAACAGGATGATGAAGACCCCGACATTCTTCAACCTATCCAAATTGAATTGGACTTGTTAGAGAAGGCTAGATCACACGTAAATCAATACAGCTATCGTGAGGTAGCTAATTGGTTAAGTGCGCAGACTGGCAGATACATCTCGCATGTAGGTTTAAGGAAACGGTTAGCTAATGAACGACAGCGTAAGAACCAAGCTGCAAGCCTCCGCAAGTGGGCAGAATATGCGGAAAAGGCAATCGCCAAAGCGGAAGAAATCAGTAGCCAAAGAACCGGCTCAAAAGCCAGCAGCGGTTAAGATTAAAGAGGTTGCTGCAGTTGAGTACGACAGCAGCGAAATTGAACAACATGCTAATATATTGTTCAAGCCTAATGCTGGGCCGCAGACAGAGTTTCTAGCAGCA